CCGGCGAATTGTATACTTACGAAAGGTTCCCAATGCTACGCGGCTTTATATGATTGATGTTAAAAAATATCTCGGTCTATCTTATGACATAAATAATGAATTCGGCGTCAATTGCTGGGGCTTATACAAGCTTATGCAGAAGCAAGAGCGCGGTATTGAGGTTGTTATGTTCTCTGCTATGAATTCAAGCATTCGAGCTATTAGCGATAAGTTTGAGACTGAATTGAAGCTAAATAAGCACAGTCATAAAAAGGTAGTTCAGCCAGAAAATCTCGACCTTGTTGTTATGCTGAAACCCATGAAGCGAGCGAGCATTTACCATTGCGGCGTCTATGTTGATGGTAAAGTTTTGCACGCTAAGGGGGAGGGTCAAGGCGGCCAAGTGTGGCTTGAGGATATTGGGTCGCTAAGCGATTGGCAGATGGAGTACTGGCGACATGTTTAAAAAAGAATTGATCGTTCACGTTATCAGAATCGGCCAACCTGCGTACATATTAAAGCCTCGGTCTCTAATCGATGCTGTTTGCAATGACGACGGCTCTATAAAATTCCCCTTCGATGCGTTCAACTGCCACCCTTCAAGATGCTCTATTGATGCGGAAATAGACCGCAGAGATCGCGAATTAATGACGGCCGAAAGCGGAGAATTTACGGTTGTAGAAACCCCAGCCGGAACTGCTCTTGTGGTAATTTCGCTGATACTTTCCGTGGCGTCGGCTATTTATGCATACACGCAAAGCTCAAATATACCCACGGCTGAGGATTTAGGCGCCTCATCAAACAACTCACTTTCAGCGCGCACAAATAGGGAGCGCCCATTAAAACGTATCGAGGATATAGCCGGCAAGGTTAATTCGGTGCCTTCTCTCATACAACTACCCTACCGAAAGTGGGTTGATAATGTAGAAGTCGAATATTCATACATGTCCGTATCCGTTGGCTCAGGTATTCCATCGTCAGTAAGGGATGGCGATACACCAATAGAAATAATGGATGGCTCAGGCGCTCAGTTTTATGCGCCGTACACATCACCAAATAACACTCTTACGCCTGAATACACCTTCGGGGATTCGTTTCAAGAGCGCGTTCAGATTGTGAGGCGATCCAATGAAGTCGACGGCGGAAGGGTACTTGAGACAATATCTGACTTGTCATTGTTGTTTCAGGATGGATACGTATCTGCATCTACTGCAACAGGAGCAGAGGCGGGCCTATTAACTAGGCCTCCAGGCTTTGGTTATAAATTCACAGATTATTTTGAAGTCGGTGACGAAATTGATCTCGATTTACGCGTTATAGATAGCGTAACTGAATTAGATTATTTACTGAGCGGGCAATATAAGATTGACGCAATAGCTGATGATACCGTCGAGCTGGTATCTGTAACCGGTGGAGGGGCGGAAACAGTTAATGTGAACTGGGGGCTAATAAACGATCTATCTAGGAATACTCTAGATGGCTCAATGTCACCATCCGACACAGACATTACCTATGCAGGCCCATTTTTGTTGGTTGGATCACTCAATGGGTTCTATATTAATTTAGCTGCCAGCGGGCTAATTAGCGACGCCGGCGGCATAATATCAATTCAGTACGCAATTCAGTACGCTCAAGCGGATGATTCCGGTTCTATTATTGGCGATTGGTCGGTTGGAATATTAAAAACAATCACTGGGCAAACTCGGGATAAAATAGGCTCCACAACTGAAGTTGCGGTTCCGTTTTTAGGCAATATCCTTGTCAGAGCTAGGCGCGTCACTGACAGGATAGAAGGCGCGCAGCTTCAAGATTTGACTATTGACGCCCTATACTCAACAAAAAGCATCGGCGATATTGATTTCGGCAATGTTACAACTGTTCAAACTAGGGTTTTACAGAGCCAAAGAGCCTCACAAATAAAAGAGCGAAAACTAAACGTAGACTGGCAGAGAAAGCTCCCGATCATAAGCGATTCTGGCGTTGCCGGCGGCCTCGCTGTTACTAGTCGATTTGTTGATTATTACGTTTACGCGGCATTGAGCGACAAGATTGGACGGCGCGCGCAATGGGAGCTGAACAATGCGGATATTGCAGCAAAATATAACGAGATAGTTGATTATTTTGGTGACTCTAGAGCTGCAGAGTTTAATTATACTTTTGATAGCGACCAAGTTAGCTTTCAGGATACTTGCGAAATAATATCTAAAGCCGTTTTTTGTCAGTCAATACGACGGCGCGGTGTAATCACTGTCGACTTTGAAAGACCAGAGTCGCCCTCAACTATATTTTGCCATCGAACCAAAATACCCAATCAGCAAACAATTACGCGCTCGTTTAAATCTGACTCTATTAACGACGGAGTAGAGTTTACCTATATAGATCCAGAAACCAATGAGCAGGCGATTATATCGATACCAAGTACAGGCGCCATAACGCCAAGAAAAATTGAGTCGTTAGGCGTAAGGAATTATGAGCAAGCATATTGGCTGGCATGGCGCGCATTCAACAAGCTCAAGTATCAGCGCTTAACGCTAAACGATACATTCACCGCAGAGGGTCAATTGTTATCCACTGGTGATGTTGTTGGCGTCACTGATGATACTAAGGCTTCACCGGAAAATGGCGAGATTGTTTTTATTAGCGGCCTAGTTCTAACACTTAGCCAGCCTGTAACTTTTACCGATGGTGAAGCGCATTCTATAACGCTTCGCAAACGTGACGGATCAATTCAAGGCATAGCGTGCAGTAATCCAAACGCGTCAAATACCACCATAAATGTTCTGTTGGCCTCATTGCCAATTGAAGATGTCTATACGGGCGACGCGGAAGAGCGTACTAAGTTCACGTTCTCCACTGATGACAGGGCCGGCGCTGAATATTACATCATTACCGACGTTGACAGATCGAATCCAGAGGCCGTTTCAGTAACGGGAATTAATTACGATGGGCGCTATTATGGTAATGATAGCGATGTAGTTAACTGGATCGACGGAGAGCCGTGGATTGATGAGGAGTTGTGGATTGATTAGCGCTAAAATGCATTGTGATACAATTGAATAAACTAATTGAGGGTTAAGCCGTGGCGCTAACAACTACAGATTTCGATAATGCAGAAATTGATTTGCAAACCACAAGCATTGTAGCAAATTCAAAAACATTGGCTGGTGGTGCTACAGATACCACTATCACAAGGCTTGGCGATACTTCGGATACGCTAAACGGAAGGCTTAAGAAGCTAGGCTATATCCCGCCGATTGCCTACGCCGGCGGTATCGTTTTCACTGCGCTGGATAACGTAAAAACTGTTGATGAAAGCGGTTCGCGATACGCCCCGAAAGTTGGCGAACTTCCTTTTACAACATCCGGCACATGGGTTGGAGGTGATGAGGATAAGTTCTATTTAATTGAGGGTGCTAGAGTTCCGCAATTATCTGCAGAGTTTGCTGATATTTCGAACCTTGTTGGCGCTACATCATTAAACGTCGGGACTGTTGACTGGTCTGTCTACGAAGACAGAGAAGTTAACGTTGTCGTAAACAACACAACCTCAAAAGAAGGTGGTGCACCATACATAATCAAAACCGTAGCCCAAGCCGCGACCGATGGCGATGTTATCGACGGCACTGTGGCACCAAATTATTACGGAGCTAACCACGCGCTAGATGGTGGGACTCATGTTGCTGTACTAAGAGGGGAGTACCTATCTGAACCCCTGTGCTACGGGCTAACCAACTCAAATGACGCGGCAGTTATACTGAGCATGGTACTCGCACAAACTAGAACGCCGGTATTATCTTCACCTCAAAACTTCCTTACCCCTGTAGTAATAAGCAGTAAATTTAGGTTGCAATCTGACTCGCCTAACTCGCTCACAACTGTACCGGTAGACCCCGCAACTCCGGCAATTGATGTGCAAGTCGGCGGCATTGTTAGGGAGAAATCTAGGATAGAGCATTTTGATTTTTCGGGTGTTGGGCAGTGTATAAAAGTAGCTCTGACTAATCCTATTGAGCTTTATGATATTAGATTTAATACTGGAAAAGATGCTCTTGTTATGAGTGAGTTGTTTTACGGTTCGGCTAGGGATATTGAATTCCAAAGCAGTGGCGTAAATCTGGATAATGTAAATAACTTTGAGTTTGTGGGGAATGATTCAAGAGGTAGCGATGCACCCAGCCGTTATGATGCTGCGGATTTCGCAAACGTTATCAATGATTGTGATGGGGTCAGCTTCGAAAATATGACGTTTGAGCAGTGGGACCATTGCGGCGTTTTTGATATAAATGAAAGCAAAAACATAACTTTCAAAAAAGTGTGGTGGGAAAGCAACGAAGCCCCTGTGATGATAAAATGCACAACAACACAGTCTATTAATTTTATAGGTGGTGGTACGCTTGAGCTTTTCCCCTCGCCGTCAACTTCGTTTATTGAGACGTACGGTACAGTTATCTCCGGTCCAGCCAGGGACTTAAAAACGCTGATAGTCGTCAAGGATCAGTATCTTAGGCTTAATAACTCACACACATCAAATTTTAACTTTGTAAACGCTATAACTGGATCTGCTTTCGTTGTTATGGACTCTGTTACATTAAGAAACGGATCTCTAGTCGTCACTAAGAATTGCGACGTATCTTTATCTAATATCGTGATGTCTACAACTACGGGGGGAGTAGACGAACTTAAGTTTTTAGAGTCAACCCCGAACGCCACAATCAGTGCGGAGTTCAATTCTTGGTGCGATGAGTCTCTTTCTGCCGACTGGGATTTTGGGGCGGGCGCAAACTTCACGGAGCTAGTTACATCTGCACTTACGATAACTACAACCACAACAAGTGTGGATGTGCTTACAGGCACTACATCCGCGAGCATAACAGGCCTGCCATCAGACTCTACTGAGTATGTTATTCAAAGGAACATGTCAGACATGGGACCAACATCCATTGATGGTGAAACGTTCCTGATATTTATAAGACTGAAAACGTCAGAGTCGATTGATATTCAGTTTGTCATTGAGGGCCTATTTGCTGAATTTCAGTTTACTCCGGTAATTGAGTCAAAGGATGGCAAATGGGTAGACTACATTTTCAAAACAGACAGCGCCGCAACATTTGCGCAGGGTATTAGCGGAAACCCGAAGATAAAAATAAAGATGACAAATAGCTCTGGGTCTGTGTGTGATCTAATAATTGATCGTATAGACTATAAGATAGTGCAGGGAGACATTTACCTGCCTTAGTGGCTTATAGTTATTACTGGGATGGGGCATATCCTTATGCCCTTATTCTTCAGCTAAAAGTTGTCACCATCAAATGGGTCTGGGCCTGCAGGTTGGAATCCGGACTGATTGCCCCCGCCTATCGATGCTTGCGCCATTGAGCCACCAGAATTCTTCCGATCATCTTTATCCTTATATGATGCTGACATTGAATCTATAGCTACAGCTGGCTTGCCTTGAGACTTCTCTTTAAAAGTTTGCTTTGTTACGGGATCAAACGGGCATCGGATATCGAAACCGTAGGCATCCTCCATGGTTGCTTTTGTATAAAGGCGCTTCTGCAGGAATAGGCCAACCGTCTTACCTTTAAGCTCTGGGCAATGGCTTACCATTTCGTTATTTATGTTTGCCTCAACCCATGACAGACTTTGCGCTCCGCAAAACCCCATCAGGGCATTCAGAAGGCTTTGCCCGCTGCCTATTGGTGTGTTGTCAGCTTTGGCGAAATATGCTGTTAGATAGCGACCGGAAAGGCCGTCATCAGTTTTAACCGTGAACTCTACGCCATGACTGCCTGTGCCGGCGGTAACATAGACGGCAGACTCTATTGTGCAGATGTGCGCGCCACCCTCTTGGATACCTCCGCCTGACCCTGATTTTTCGGCTAGACCCTTATCGAAAGTCATAAATGGTTGGCTCATTGTGTATTCTCCTGTATGCCGTAGTAGGCTTTGATTGATTGATCAACTTGGTTTAAATCGTTATCGATTGCTTCGGATTCAAATAGCCCCATTGGGGTTTTCACTGTATCGAATCCGTTATTCTGTGTTGTGAACTGGTACTTGCCATCATTTCTCATTGAACGCATGACGATAGTGAACAACCCTTCAAGGGTGATCTTTTCGTCAAGTAGCTTGCCAATGGTTTTGATTTTTACTTTGCCGTACTCGTCTTGCTGGGTGTGCGACATTATGTAGATTCGTACATTGTCCGGCGCGCCTTGAGCTGCCATACAAATATCCCACGCATAGCGGGCTATCTCGTTATATTTTGCAAACGCCTGATTGCCTGACTCTTTATCGAGTACGCGACGCATGAATTCATTGGCCATTGTGTACTGATAATCATCAATAATGATGATCTCTTTGCCATACTTTGGCAGCGCGGCAATAGCCTTGCAAATCGTTTGGGAATTGTCAGTGTAAATAATAGATCCGGTCTTTGTGTCACTGCTCCACACAGGCCAATCCTTACCGGTAGGAAACGGTAAAGGTTTTTTGACGCACTGAATGAGAGCAGCTTTTGAGGGATCGATATTGCGAAGAGAGGTAGATTTGCCTGAGCCGGAATCGCCAAGGATTAAGCATGGAATGCCCATAGTGTATGCCTTTGTATTTAGTGTATGCCGTTGTATGCGTTTTATTCTAGGAGAATGTTAGCCGGTTGTAAATCTCTTTCGTAATCCGAACGTCATCCGCGCAATATTCCGCGATCTTTTTGTGCTCGCCATTTTTGTATGCTGGCCACACGTCGGCGCCACTCATGCCGGTCTTGCCTACAACCCCCAAGGCCTTAGCTAGACGGTCGAGGCCTATCTTGCCGCCAAAGCCTGCCCATGCTTCCATCGTGCAGAATACGCCGCCGCTGCCGTGCCTTGCGTGAGGCTTAAAGCTTGGCTCTGGTGGGGTTTTAGTGATTACAGATCGATGATAAAGGAATGGCAGATCAAACTTTGCATTATGCGCAATGTAGGTGCCGTGTCGGCCATTCAGCTTACTGTTAATGCTATCCCAAAATTCAGCCAGTAAAGAATATTCGTTAACGTCTGAAAAAGTTAATTTTTCCCCATCGATGTCAACGCAAATACAGCATATCTCGCCGTAAGCGCCATCAAATGATGTTTTAAGCCATTGCTGTTCGGCTTGAACAATCTTGGCTTCGCTGCCAAATTTGCTAACCCACATCGCTTTAAGCTCATCAACATTTTTAAACTTGCCGTCACCACCGATCTCTAGCGCATCAATTAGCTGTGGCTTCAAAAGGCTAGGCGCCTTAACTTCCAGCGTTTCAGCTATTGTTGCAACAGCGCCAACGGATTGGTCTGGAATAGTCTCTATATCAATAACAATTTTCATCATGCATCCCCTGTTTTGTGCGTTAATTGCTGCTCTTCTTCGTATCGTCGAGAGTAGCCGTTGTTGTATTGCTCGCTTTCACCTTCTAGCGCCATATTTCCGCGCATGCAGTCTTGATAGCCGCGCTCGTAATCACTCACGCTATCGT